TGAGAAGATTAGCTAAATGATAGCGAGTTAGCTGGGATGTCGATTTCACCAAGATAGTCAGCTGCGTTACCTAGTGAGCTAGCTGTGTTTGTTAGCTCAACATATCCGTAACGTGTCATAAAGCCAACTACTGGTTCGAATGTTGCTGGATCAAGTACAACACCGCTGCTCATCAATGGAACGTATGGGCAGTAGAAAGCGGCAGCATCAGCTTCGCTTGTACCTTTGTATCCAACTAGAACCGCTGTCGAATCGTTAGCATAGCTGTCAACATAAACTTTCATAGCACCGTTTAGTGTACCAACAAACTTGGTGTTGGTTGGAGCTTCGAAAGTACCTTCTGTTGTACGAGCAAATGCACTTGTTGTTGCGCTCTGTAGTACTGTTAGAGCAGCTGGACTTACAACTGCCCAGTTAGCTGCGCCACGACGTGTACGCTGAGCGATCAAGTTTGCAGCACGATTGATTTGAACTGCTAGAGCAGCATGTTCGTCACCAACGAATGTGGCTGTACCACTAACAGCACGCTGGTCATATGTACCAACTGTGTTAGCTAGACCACGTAGGCTACCTAGGATCTCTTGGTCGATTTCAACTGTGATTTCCTGTGCTAGAGCGGCCATGATTTCAGCTTCTACGTCGATACCATGCATAGCTTGTGCATCTTGTGCAGCTTCAAAGGTCCAACGTGCACTTAGTTTACGAGTGCGAGCCTCAACAACTTGCTTCATGATCTGTACACTGATTCTGTTACCAGCAACGCCTTCTAGTGTAGCTGTGCTATTAGCACGGCTTGCAGCACCGCTAGCTTGTTGGAATGTTGCGCCAGAATAAGCTGTTGCAATCTTGAATGGGCTTAGTGCTTCTTCACCAGCTGTTGCACCATCTGCAGCAGTTGTTGCACCAACGGTGTCAGCATAGCGAACACGTAGTGTATGGATATGAGCTACTGGACCTGTCATTGGCTGTACACCAACGATTTCGTTAGCAATAACTGTAGGCATCACACGACGAATCACTGGAAGAATCACACGGTTTAATGTGCTGATGTTACCAGCTTGTGTGCTACCAGCTGTTGCAGCTTCTGAAAGTTGCTTACGGGTATTTTCGAGAATGATACCCATACTTGTGCGGCGTGAACCGCTAAGGCCTTCTAACAGGGCTTCTTTAGTTTCGCCCCAACGGCTTTCTAATAGTTCTTGTGTCATTTATATTTCCTTTAAGGTTTAACTATTATTTTAACCCTGCTAGACGTTTCAGTTCAACTACGTTGTTTTCAACAGGCGTAGATTCTTGTACTGTAGGTTTAGCAGATTTATCTCCAGTTACTTCAACACGGCTTTCTGTTAGAACGGCTTGAGCCTTTTCCTTAGTTCCACCATTGTTAAGCACTGCTGGAAGATACTTTTCAAATGCAGACTTCAACTTTTCTGTCTGCACACTCTCAAGAAGCTCACGCATTACTGTTTGCTTCTCTTTGACTAGAGTACCAAGCAACTCGTCAATCACGACTTTGCGACTTTGACTCTCTTTGATAGCACGAATTTCGCGCTCTCTAGTTTCAACAATACGCTGTGCTTCTACTTTCGCAGCAGCAGATTCAGCTAGTTGTTGCTCTTGTTGCTCGATCACTTTTCTTAGCTTGATCAGCTCTTTGCTTTCATTGAGGTGAGTCAATGAAAACTCGCTGGCAAATGCTTCAAAAATTCTACGTCCAAACATGTTCTCACGAGCTTGTTGGATATCTTCTTTTAGTTGAGTAAGTTCAGCACCAAGTTTGGCAGTTACTGATTCTTTTACAAGACGAGCACTTTGCTCAATAAAGCGACGTTGAATTGACTCTAGCTTGCTCTTTGCTTCTGCAACCAAGCGAACTTTAGTTTCAACAACTGCTTTCTTGTCCTGTGAGAACTCACGAATTTCTTCAGCCAACGCACGAACAATAAATTTTTCGAGACGTTGATAGTTCTCTTTCTGCACTTTACGGTCTTTGTGCAGTTCTTTAACTTCGCTGGCTAGTTTAGTAACCATGAAGTCATTGAAACGGCCTGCACTTTCGATCATGTGATTTTTTAACTTCACACGATCTTCAACCATAGCCTGCTTCTCACCAACAAACTCTTCAATTTCTTTGGCAAGACTATCAGTAACCATTTTGTCTAGTGCTTCAACCATTACTTGCTTATCATGCTCATAGCGGGTAGCCATTTCTTCACGCAGTTCAGAACGAATCTGTTCACGAGCTTCATTAAGCCTAGCTTCCCAGGCTTCATTGATCTCGCGGCGTGTGTCTTCATTGATGATACCGCTATCTAGCAATGGTTTTAAAGCGTCAAACATTGCGGTTTCTCCTATATTTTCAAGTCTCTGATCAAGCCTTTAACTGCATTGGCCAGATACTTTTGCACTTTTTGATTTTCTGTAGCTTCACCGGCCATGTCCAACAACCTGTGCCCGTGACGCATATTCATTAGACCTTCATAGATGGCTTTTGGATATGCATGTGGTGCGCTTGGTTGTGCTACAATGTCTACGGTGACTATTTCAAACTCACTGACGTGCCCAGTGGATTCGCTGACATTGCCGCTACCGCGGCTCGAACCAACCAACTTAACACCACTTTCTAACATGGTCTTAACGAGTTGCCCCATGGGTGTTGGCAGAATCTTTAGCTTACCATGGCCAGCAGGACCATCCATCCACATCTGTTCAATCATGTGACTGACACGATCTAGATTGATTTTTAAATCATCAGGATGATCTACTTCACCAAGTACGCTATATCCGCTCTTGATTTGTTCATTGATGGTAGTAACTGCTTTTGCAATTTCATTTACAGGGTAAACACGCTGATTAGCGTTTTTTACCCCGCCTTCAATGAATATACCTTTCATGTACAGGTTCTTACCGGAGCCGTCACTGTTGTCCTCATGCAAGACTTGCATCTTAGCATGATCAAATGTGAGCTGTTCTCTTAGGTAATGTGCCATTTACAATTTAACCTTTGCTACCAATCAGGCTTTTCTTGTCTACACCCATGCTGCCATGTGTGGTCTGACCTTCTTTACCTTTGGCTTTTTCATAGCTGGTCTCTTTGCTACCATACCAGTTCTGAGCACCTTTGTTACCACCGGGAACGTTTACGTTCTTTTTGCTAACAGGAACTTGTCCTTGTCCCTTGGTATACTCGTTGTTTGGCTTTGGTGTTGGCTTACCATCAGCAGCTTCTTCTGTACCGCCTTTTACGATGTTGGCAGCGGTACCACCCATGTCATTCTTACCAGCTACTAGGCTAGTTTTGTTGACACTTGGCTTGCTGCTGCTTTGGGCACCAACTGTTTGACCTTCTGCATTTGTAGGTGCAGCTACTTTGTCTACATATTCACGCACCATGGCTTCTTTTGGCTGACCCATGTCATCGGCTGGCTCTTCGCCGCCCATGTCATCCATATCGGCATGCTCTGGCTCTTCCATTTCGTCGCTCATTAGCGCATCAAATTCTGCTTTAAGCTCGTCAAGTGCAGCTTCAAGGTCCATAACACGATCTTCTAGGCCGCCTTCTTCGCCG